CCTGCGGGTGCGTCTTCTTCAGATAACTGCACAAGCTGCAGCGATCCAAAGGTGATCTCAGTATTCCCGTGGTTGAAATCGCTTGTGAGTTGCTGGGCTGAGTTTGGCTCTACATCCGGCAGCAAGGTCATCTTGAGGGTGCGGTCCTAATGGCATTTCAGGATTCCATTGGCGTTCCACTTGCCAAGAAAATGGTGGATAAGTTCCGCGTCACTGGCCTGGATTACATCCGCGTTGATGAACCGGTTTATGACCCTGCCACTGGCCAGTCAACGCCTTCTGAAACCACGTTTAACTCCGCCGGGGCAGTATTCCCATCCTTTGCCGACCAAGACAATGGCGGGCCATCAAACGACATTGAAATCAAGGTCGTGATTGATCTTGCTGGGGTTGGAAACGTGATTCCAACGACACGCGATCGGCTGGATTATTTAGGCAGGCCATGGAAGGTGGTTCGCGTTGACCTGTCATCTGGCGATCTGCTTTACACGGCAACGCTCACAGCGAGGGCGAACTAATGGCCAAGAAATTCCGAGGCGCTGAGATTGTCCGCGAGATCGACGAAGCGCTCGACAAAGGTCTGGCTCGCTTCCTGGTCTTGACCCAAGGCAAGCTGAGCAAGGCATCTCCTGTGGATTCAGGTCGTTTGGCTAGTTCATGGTTTATCGGTGCAGGCGTACCGAATCGCAGCGTCCCAGGTAATCGGGAGAAGGGCGCTGCAGACGTATCGATCACTTCGTACGACGGCAGGATCACGCTTGATCGCGATTGGTATATCAGCTCGAACCTGGCGTATTCAGAGCGCGTGGCATTCGACCCCAAATACGGGAAAGGCGGCCGCGTAGGTGGATCCGCTTGGTTCACCTCTATCGCCAACAACCTTGGAAGGGACGCTGAAAAGTCCTTCGATTTCTTCTTGAGGAAGGTCAAATGAGCTTCGCCACTATCCGCGCATTAATTGAGACCCGCGTCAATGACGCCTTTCAAGGTCTCTCCACACCTGTTCCCGTTGTGTTCGACAACGTCGGCGGCGAGCCCCCAGGCACTGAATACGTGCAGCTCTCGGTCAATTACGTGACGACGACGGAAGCCATCCTCAACCCTGAAGAGAGCGGCATCGAGGTATTGCGGGGCAACCTGCAGCTTGCTGTTTACAGCCCCAGAGGCAATGGCATGGCACGGCTAGAGACTTTGTCCGCCACCGGCATGGCAGTAATGAACAGCCTGAAAAGTTGGAACCTGTCAGATCCTGATGGCGTCAAATGCCAAGTGGGCCAAGTCCTAGGCCCTGTGAATGTCTTGTCTGGTGATGACCCTTTAGCGCTAAGCAACATCAGCGCACCGTTCTTGGCTTATGGCTGATTCGCCTGCGTAGACTAAAGACATCTCTGCCCCCGGAGATACAACGCCCTCACTGTTGTTTTTTCGAGGTTTTAAGTGCCTATCGCATGTAGCTCTTCGGCCTTAACAGGCCAGAGCGGCTCTGTTTATTACACCCCTGCAGGTACTGAATTTTGCTTGCAAGATTTCACCGACTTCCCGGCCGGTGATGACATCACTGTTCCCGCAAAAAATGATTTCCGGGTTGGTGATCCGGTTGTCTTTTCTATTGAAGATGGGGCCAGCATTGACACTGCGTTGACTGTTGGCACGGGTTACTTTGTTGTCGCCCGTACAGCTACAACCATTCAAGTGGCGGCCTCAAAAGGCGGCACTGCTTTAACCCTGAACGGTGACGGCGGAACCGGTTCTGCTGACAGTCCTGGCCACGTCAACATTGCCTTTGATCCGTTTCAAGCTGTCTGTGATGTGTCTGAGTTTTCGATCGAGATTTCTCGTGAAGAACTAGACACAACAACGCTGCCATGCGGTGTCGGGGCAGGCGGTGGCGTGATTGCTGCGTTTAGATCCACCCAGCCTGGTTATGCCAGCGCTACTGGCACCCTGAGCGTCTACTTCTCAGACAACTCCCTGAGCATTGGCCAGCGAATGCTTGCCAACGTCCTGAGGAAGGATCAATCTGGCGCCCGGATTCGGTTATTCAATAACACCGTTTCTGATGGCGCTACAACGCCAGCGCCTGACCTAGTCAATTCGTCTTATATCGAAGGCGATATTACGTTGACCGGCGTCAATCTTTCGGTGAACCCGGACGATCCTCAGGCCGCTGAAATTAGCTTCAGCGTTCAGAACCTCAGCCACCTTTTCACAACCTCTTTGGTGTGATTTAACTAAGAGGGATCCCCCCAACCCTCACACATTGCCCCGCCTAGTGCGGGGTTTTTTGTTGGATAAACTGCGCATGGCGTGCGCTCCAGCGCGTCAGGGTGGCGGGGAGGTGCGTTGCTGCTCTCCCCTATGCCTGAGCTAATCTGCATACGCAGCAACAACTCAACATGTCTCAGCTTCAGATTGATCGGCTACGGAATCGCGTCGGCCGAAACAACGTTTTAACAAAGTGTGAATGCTTTCTTCCTGGTGATGATGGCCCAGAGGATTGGAGTTTTTACGTCAAACCTCTGACGATGATGGAGCTAGTTGAATCACGCCAAGGCAGAAAGAAAGGCGAGCAACTGACCGAGCTAGAAACAACCGTGAAATTAATCATGGTGCGTTGCTTGAACGCTGACGGCTCCCGGATGTATCAATCCGACGCATGGCCATTCCTGATGAGGATGTCATTGTCTGAGCTGACAATCCTGGCGGAAGCCATGAACCTTGGAGAAGAGGAGGAAGAAGTCGGGAGTGATCTCGACGTAAAAAGTCCTAGCAAAGCAACTAAGAAATGACCCTGGCCTTTGCGCTGAATTAGTCGTTTGCGAAAAGCTTGGGATGACCCTCACGCAATTACGTGAGGGCCTGACCTACGAGGAGCTTTGGCTCTGGCACGCTTACTACCAAATGCGTTCAGATGAGCAAGAGGCGGCATTCAAAAAAGCAAAAACTCACCGCCGTTAGAATTAGCTATCGGCGGTTTTTTTCTTGGCTAGCGCACCCGTTGATATTCCTATTCAGATAAAAGGTTTATCTGACCTGCAGAAGCTTGACAAGCGGATGCAGGCTTTGGAGAAGGAAGTCACAAGGCTGCAAAAATCAGCACCTAAGGCCGCGAATGGCATTTCAAAGTTCGGTTTAGCGGCTAAGGGTTCAGCCGGTGGGGTGAAAGCTTTAAGCGTTGCAGTTAAATCAGCGTTAGGCCCCATCACAGCGTTGTTAGGCGCGGTGGCTGGTCTTGGTGCGGCGTTCAATACGATCAAGAATCAAGACTTTGCCCAGGCCAAATTTGAAAGCCTTGGGGGTGATGCTGATCAATTGGTCACCAACCTGAAAGCCGTTAGTAATGAGTTGCAGGGCACAGCCAGCGTTGCCGAGTTGACTGGCGCCGCTTACGACGTCGCATCGGCTGGTTTTAGTTCTGCTGCGGAGGCGTCTCTTGTATTGAAGGCGGCCAGCCTGGGTGCAACAGGTGGCTTCTCCGACATCAACACGGTTGCCAATGCCACGACGTCTGTTCTGAACGCTTACGGCAAGTCAGCGGCTGATGCTGGGCTCTTGGTTGATCAATTCATCCAGACGCAGAACGACGGAAAGATCGTGGTTTCTGAGTACGCGGACAACATCGGTAAGGTCGCGTCAGCAGCGGCAAGCCTTGGCGTTCCGTTGTCTGAAGTCAACGCAGTCATTGCCCAATCCACTGCAGCAGGCAACCAGGCTGAAACTGTATTTACAGGCTTGAAAGGAGCTTTAGCAAGGCTCGCAAGTGGCGAAGCTGAAAAGGCTTTAGCGGGCACAGGGATCGAAATCAGCGCTGCATCTGTCGAAGCTGATGGATTGCTTGGCACCTTGAAAAAGCTTGAGGGCCTGGACACCGGCAAGCTATTCAAGGCGCTGGGGACTGAAGCAGGGCCTGCCTTGATCCCAGTCATTGAGAACCTGGAGAAGTATGAGCAGCTAATTAAGAACCAAGAGGAGTCACAAGGCACCGCAGCGCAGGCGGCAGCAACTGCAGCGGGAACAATTGAAGGCGCATGGAAGCGAGTCACGATTGCGTTCGAGAACCTGTTTTCTGATCAGACAGAACTAGGCCAAGTAATTCGGGCTGTCTTGTTAATGGCAGCGGCAACGGTGGAAGCGTTTGGGGCTGCATTTACAGCGACCATTGCGCCAATCCGTGCGGTGATTGCAGCCGTAATGGAGATCGCTAAGGCTTGGACTGGCGTCAAAGACGGTGAAGAGGTACTTCAAAGCCTGACTGCTCTTTGGTTTGACTTTCTAGCTGCCACTCAAGATGCGTCTAATACGGTCATCGCGGTTGGCCAAGTAATTGGTCAGTACGTCGGGAAGTTGGTCAACGAGATCAAGTATTGGTTCAACTTCTTGTTTGGCGACATTATTAAAGGTGCCGGAGAGTTAGTCACGGCAATTCCTGCCAAGTTTGCCGAGGCATTCACTGCGGCAAAAGGGATTATTGATGGCTTTTGGAACAGCTTGCCTGGGTGGTTAAAAGGTGCTTTGAATGCAGCCGGGAGCGTGGTGGGTGGCATCACTTCACAGGTCACGTCAGCGCTGGGGACCGTCATCAAAGACATCCAGGCCGCCAAAGCGCAAGTTGAGATCAGCGTCCCTGATAAGCCAAAGACTGAAGGAAACAAACCAAACGGCGGCTTGCCGACCCCAGGCGGGACAAGTGGCGGGACAGGAGCCAGCAGCGAGGCACAGAAGGCCGCGGACTTAACGGCGCAACGCTTGGCAGATTCGGAAAAACTGATTACGGCTGCGCAGCGTGAAGGCGAACTTATGAAAGCTAATAACGAGTTTGAAAAGGTACAGCTTGAAAGCCGTAACGCGATCTTTGAGATTGCGGAGAAATATGGCGAGCTAGCAGAAAAGTCTTTGTCAGATGCAGAGACCGAGAACCTGTTAAGAGCGCAAGGTCTGGAGATTGAAAATGAGCGCTACGCCCTGGAAGAAAAGCTCGCAGGAATAAAGGACAAGGCTCTAGGTGGGATTGACGAAGAGATTGCTCACATGGAGGCAATTCTTGAAGGCACTGAGAAGGAATATTTATTGAAGAAAGCGATTGCAGACCTGGAGGCACAAGGCATTGAGGGCCCTGTAGCTGAAGCCAGAGTCCTAAGGCTGGAACAGCTCAAAGAAGAGGTAAAAGCCTTTGAAGAGATGGAGGCCAAGGTTGATGCTGTAGCGGGCAAGATCGCGGGCAGCATGACCGATGCGTTCAGCTCAATCATTGACGGCTCCAAATCAGCAGAAGAAGCCCTGGGAGACATGATGAAAGATATTGCCAAGTCATTTATTGACATGGCGGCAGACATTATCAAGCAACAAATCCAGATGATCATTAAGGGCATGATCATGAAAGCCCTGGGGATCTCGATGCCTGGCGCAGGTGCTGCGCCTCAATCCAACGCCCTGAAAGCCGGCTGGCCAGGAAACCAGAACTATGACGGCGGTGGCTACACGGGCAGTGCCCCACGCTCAGGCGGCATCGACGGCAAAGGTGGATTCCCTGCAATCCTGCACCCACAAGAAACCGTTGTGGACCACACCAAAGCAATGGGTGGATACGGACCAAACAATGGTGGAGGCGGCGGCGGCAATGGTGGCTCAGTCAATGTTCACTATGACGGCCCTACTTTGAACTTCAATCAGGATCAATACCTTCCAGTGTCAGCAGTGCCGGGCATCATTAAAGAAGCGGCATCCGCAGGCGAAAAGCAGACGATGAATAAAATGAGGAATAGCCCATCAGCACGACGGAGGGCTGGCATCTAATGCAGGAATACAACAACCCACTCCAGTCAATTGGCCATTTCTTGCGGCTTACTAATGACGAAGGAGGTGTCCAGTATCGATTCCAAAATTTCTATGTTTCGGAGAACGTACAGGTTGAGCTTCGCGCTGCGGCTGGAATAAGAACTTATTCGTTTGTCCCGTTTGGCTTTAGTGGGTTGTCGTCTTCCAGGCAGGGCGAATTAGCGCCCGCCACATTGGTCTTTGCCAGCAATGACATTTCACGGGCTTACCTTTTGGAAGCTTTGGGCGGTTACAAGGACGCAGGAACCGCAACGGGTAATCCCGATCGGGCTTATAAGGCTTACACGGTAAAAGTTGATGTTTGCATGTTGCCTAATTCAGCAGAGGAGGCGAATGAAAAGATGACCCGCTTGTTTACCTATACGGGCCGAGCAACAAATGGCGGGTGGAATGACAGCCAGCTTGAGATGGAATTGACCTCCGTCATTGATGCAGTTCAAGATTCAATCCCTACGTTGACCTTGCAGCAAGAACTTGTGGGATCTTTGCCGGTAACTTCCAGTGTCAGTATCTAGCCTCATCGGTGTCCCGTATAAGCGGGGCGAAACAGATTGTATCTGGATGGTCTTAACTGTTTTAGATGAGCTAGGTATTGATGCGCCTATGCTTAATCGTGAGTGGTATGACATGACCCCGCGTCAATGGGCGCGAGATTTACTTAAATGGGGAAGAAGGATAGAAACACCGTCCTATGATGGTGATGTCTTAGTGCAACCGAATCCTGTCGGTTTTACAATTACATGGCAGAACGGCGTTCTTTATTTTCACCCACAACTGAACGCGGTTCATTGGTCTCCGGTGGAGACTTTTCTCCCCCGTTGCTGCCGTACGAAAAGCAACTTATCGCGGTTCTCGATATTTCGGAGCAAGAATATCGAGTAAGGCTGCGGGAGCTTTATCGAAATGCTAATAGGCCGCCAGGGTACGAATCAATACCTGATGTTCGTTGTGATCCTGTTTCGATCCTGGTCAGCGTTGCGATTGGTGCGGTATTAACCGGCATTTCAATGCTGTTAATGCCTAAGCCGAAAGTTCCAGAGAATCAAAAACGGGACAGGCTTGAGCTGCCAAACGAATCGGGACGATCCAGATTCAATCAGACGCGTGGTTTTCAGGGTGCGCCACCTTTAGCCACTTTGGGAGCAAGGATCCCTTACATCTTTGGGAATAACACTGAGATTCCTTCGATGGAAGGAAATGAAGGTGAAACGGTGGAAACTGGCGGGATTGTGGCCGAGCCTGTTTTGCTGTGGTCTCGCATGGAAAGCAATACCAGTTTTCAAACTTTCAAGCTGTTGATGTCGATCGGCTTGGGAATGATGGACGAACAAATAAAAGCAGAAAATGTAATGATTGCGGGTAAATCACTTAGCTCTTATTTTGAAAGCAATGTATTGCTTCACCACAAAAGATATGGCGGCACAGTAGGAAGAAATAACGCGATTTATGGTGATGTAAAGGTTTCAGGCGGCGGACAGTTTGCGGATCTGCCGTATGGCTGCCCATCTGGTGAAGTATTTTATGGTTCCACTAAAGCCTTCTGTCAAGCGTATAGCCCCAGCAGTTCAACGAATTTTGGTGTATCGCGTGCCATTAGAAATGGAACAAGATTTTCACTGAACTGGGAAGTTATCTCAATCCCTGATTTAGATGATCAAGCTGATGATAAAAACAAAACACTGAGAACTAAGCGCAAAAAGATTGCGGGTTCTAATGGTGATGGGAAACGCAGTGGTATGCCAGGGACTGGGCGTTGGTATAACCCGCTTATAGGGATCAGTCGTTTCGAGGGTGCGTCAGGCGTTGAGTCTTCCGAGTTTCAAACGATGCGTGCAAAAATCGGAGATGAGCTTGTCTATTCATGCGGTCGTTATGTTTACGACAATGTCGCTGAAGTTGATTTAGAGCAAAGCAGTGGAGACCAAACCATCAACATTGGTGATTTAAATTCTGCCATTAATACGTTAAGACAAGAGGCAGATAATTTAATGCAAGAAGGTGAGGTATTGCTTATGGGTGATGTTTTGCTGCAAGTGACTGACAGGCCTAAGGATATTTGGTTAGAAGGCAAAAGAACAGACTATCGGCTTAAAGTTGTTGGATTCAATGGTGACAATAATCGCGTTGGAATTGCAGGGCAAAGAATAGTTTTAGCTACTGGCAGCAATAAAGATTATCTTGTTTCACATGAAGGAGGAGATGGTATATATCGCGCAAAGGGAACGCAATGGTATCCATTAATGAAGGTGGATTATGCGTTAGCAAATAACACCCGTGCTTGCGATGTAACAGAGATTGGGCTTAGGTCGAAGATTTACAACCAG